AACCGAGCCTGGCTTGGTGATCGATAAAGATTTCCTGCAACTTCGTGAAGATATGAAGGCTCGCCTTAATCAAGGATCTCGAACCGACTTCAAGTTCACCAAAGACGTCGACTGTCTGGTCCTCGAAGAGTGGCTCATCAAGAAAAACATCGTTCTTGGCCCTCTAACTGAGCATCTGACAAAGAATGGTGCATGCGTTTATGACGTCCGCATCGACGATGCTTACATCGATTTCAAATGCATCGATGAGAACCTGTATTATAACGTTTCTGAACAGAAACTGAATACACATCCATGGGTTCAAGCTGGCATCAATGCCGGACTCTTGACTCATTATTGTTTTTATCGGATGCATCGGCCTGAAGATCGACCGCTCCAAGAAAATGATGTGGTGACATTCGAATTAATCAATGTACTTAATTCGCAATATGTAGTAGATTCATTAATGCCTTCCAAATACGAAGGTAAATTTTTAAAGGTGAAAAAGTATGTCTAAAGAACGTGAATCAATTCGAGTCCTCCAAGAATGTGCTGAAATCCAGCTAAAGAAGTCGAAAGACTATCAGAATGATGCGAGTCGCATTCGTCAAGCTGACTACTATCCTCGTGGCGTAGCAACCATCACCGATCTCATCTATGCCAAGACTCTGCGTATGCAGTCTGTCATCGAAGCCATGGAAAAAGATCCTACGTACAAGCCTAACTTCGAATCGATCGAAGATTCGGCAATGGATCTGATCAACTACGCATCGTTCGTAGTATCCTATTGTCGTGGCAAGATGGACGGCCAATCACCTGATCGTGACTTTCTCAACCGTCCAGTAGGAGCGATGAAGAATGTTGAAGGTTGAAGATATTCGTAAACACTTCATCAACGAACTTCTCGACGATCATTACGTCACAGACAAGACTGGTGTCAAAACCATCGAGATGATTGGTGCTACCTTCGAAGCAGATGAACCAACCATCTTCGGTGAAGTCAATGAAGAGTATGTCGAGCGCGAACTTCAATGGTATCAGTCGATGTCACTCAGTGTTAACGATATTCCTGGTAAGACTCCTGCAATTTGGCAGCAAGTCGCTGATAAGTATGGCTACATCAACTCGAATTATGGTTGGGCTATCTGGCATGAAGATAACTTCGATCAATATAATCATGTTCTGAAAGAACTTCGTGATAATCCAAACAGTCGTCGTGCTGTGATGATCTACACTCGTCCTACGATGTGGTACGACTACAACTATAATGGCATGTCAGACTTCATGTGCACCAATGCAGTACAGTATATGATTCGTGACGATCAGTTGGTAGCCATAGTTCAAATGCGGTCGAACGACGTTGTCTTCGGCTATCGCAATGACTATGCGTGGCAAAAGCACGTCGTCGATAAGCTGGCTGCTGAACTCGGTATCAACAGCACTAAGATTATCTGGCATGTCGGTAACCTCCATGTATATGAGAGGCACTTTGATAAGGTAAAGTAATGAAAGACGTTTTATATTATTCTTCCATTAGCGGCCACAAGATCAGCGACGATGTTGTGGTCGTTGGCTTGTGTCCATCGAGCAACGATGTTCGTTCGAGATCTGACACATACTGGAGGCTGAAGAACTGGATGAACATCGTAGGTCAATACGACTATGATTTCTATAACGTGATTCCTGACATTGTCGATGCAGAACCGAAGATGACGAACGTCAATCTTAACGATATAAATACTAAGCTAAGCAAGTTTAAGGATAAGAAGGTGATTGCCCTTGGCAACTTTCCTTCGAAGGTTCTCGATAAGCTAGGCATTCACCATCTCAAGATCGGTCATCCTTCGATGCGTAATAGAAAGTGGAATGACTTTCGTAACGTAACGATGACTCTTGAAAATATGAAAGATTACTTGCGTGGAACTCACTGAATATTATGACGAGTACATCCGATATTTCTATCTAGCAAAAGATCAGCAAGCCAAGTGTAATCTTGGTTCTGTTCCATACCTCGAATCAAATATGAACGACGACCTTCTCGAGAACGTAGAGCTCTATGACGTCGTCGAACGTAAGTTTGCGGGCTTCTCACAAATCGTCAATGACGTGTTTTATGGTTGGACTCCTGAACATCCTTATTGGGAGAAGATGGAGAAAGGTCATCACACATACCAACGTAAGACGATTGCCACCGACTGGACAGGAAAGCAATCGGACTTTCAACTTGCAGAATGGCTCTACGTCTTTCTTCTCCATCGTGTGACTGGTTCTGGTATCAACTACTCAGTCAAACCTTCAGGTTATTCGAACACGGTTCTTCCGCATCTCTACAAGTTTAAAACTATCGAAGAGATGACGCGGTTCATCAACGTTTATCCATATCCATTCTACACTTCAGTAGGTTATCAGTTTCCTTCCTTTCCAAAGCCGAAGCCAGGTTACAAGAGAGGTGGAGACTATTACCTTTCTGAATATGCGCCGCGTCTTTGTCGAGAAATGGCAGAGTGGCTCGAAGGTAATAATCAAAAGAAAGATCTCCGCGAAATCGGAGAATGGATGTTTGACTGGAATACCAAGAATGGACTTCGTGTTTATCGATTCCAGTATGCGGCATTCGTCGCAGATATCGCAGATTGGTTTCCACAATATGTCAATCTTGAAAGCCCATTCTATTATGGTACAAATGCTGTCGAGTGCATCTCATATCTGGCAAACAACACTGATAAGTTGCAAAAAGAAAAGTTCCTCGATAAGGTAATGGAGAAGATCTATGCAGACACAGGTGCGTTCCCCTACAATGCAGAAGATGTATGTTGCGACTTTATCCGATGGGTCGAGAACTATGTCAAGCCAGGATCAGGATATAACCATCTTTGCTTTGATTCCGTCTGGTCTTCTTGCAGAATTAAAGATCACCCATATGGAAGACAGCGAGCGATGCTGGATCTGGGCTTAGTTCGAACATTCAATGGCATGACAAACCATCCATCCGACGATACTGTTCTCAAGCAAGTTGGCATGAGCGTAGCAGACTATAAGGAAAAAGTCAATGAATATGTTAACGCAGCTGCTCGGTGAGCATGAATTTGATATTGAATATCCTAACATTGCCGAAGTCGAGTATGACGACAAAGGCAAACCGAAACAATCATGGATGAAAGATTGGACTCAAGAAGAGAGGACCGAAAAGTTCTTTGAGTTCTGTCGTGAGTATGACTTGCGCCGTGACTCGCTTCTTCGTGATAACTATCAACAGTTCAGCCATCGTCTCCATTGGCATGAGTGTCCGTTCGTTGATGAGATTGCCAAAGAGAACGACTTTCAAACAATACTTGAAGCATGTCTGATCTTCTCTTTTAGTAACGAGCATTGGAAAACTTTTCGAGCGTGGCAAACCGGTGGTCCAAAAGCCATGCGCACTCGATTTATATCTGAACGACATGCTCGCTCAGATCTTTTTCAAATTTACTATCCGAAAGACACAAGCGTAAAAGATTGGCTGTGTGAAGTTCCTACATTATTTGCAGAAAGACATGCCGAAAGGTTGTTTGCAAAAATCAATCGACCTTATACAATGATGGAGTTCGCAAAGAAACTTAATCAAATTTTTGTCGAGGAATTTGGCTTTCGTAATGCCATGTATCCTTGTAAGAATGCGGCTCGACATGTCGCGATGACTCATCCAAACTGGGTGGATCCTGATTCGTTTCTTCATGGTGGTACAGGCTACTTCGATGGACTGAGTCAAGTGTTCGATTGTCCAAACCTCATGAGTAAGAGTAAGTACGAGATCAACGAGTTCGGCGAGTATATCGCTTTGAATGATGCGGCGAAGATGCAAGTCGAGCATATGGATTACCTCAAAGCTCATCCATCAAATCCCATTCATACGCACAACTATCTCAACCTTGAAGATAAGCTATGCATGCATTATAAATATATGGCAGTCAAGCTTGGCGTGAAGTCGCAAACGATGCAAATCCCATATGATTGGGTATATCCCATTGAATGGTCTCTCAAAACAAATAGATATGATAGGCTGATGAATGGCGCATAATAAACATGTCACCGACGGTGTGAACAAAGACGTAGGCATTTACGGTTGGGAAAAAGCCAGAGAGTATTACCTCAACCTTGCCGAGACATGGACTGATCCATATCCTGATCCAGTCATAACAGTACACGATGGCATTCGTTGTGTACGAGATGATTTGATTACAGGAACGAAGGTTCGCGGCGGTGATTGTCTACTCTCTAGAATCAATCAGTCGACGATCGTGTATGTGCAACCTCGCACCGGACTCGCTGGCGTTTCTCTTCTCGATGTAGCAAAACGCCACAACAAGAAGGTGAAGTTGTTTATGCCTTCTTCACAAACAATTTCTCATCATCAGGCATGCTGCATCGAACAAGGCGCAGATGTCGAGTTTCATCGCATCGCTGCGATGCCAAATCTGAACAAGATTGCCAAAGATTGGGCAGATTCTCAAGAAGATGCATTCTTCGTTCCACTCGGTCTGAAGCACGAGTTAGTCACTGCTGGTATCGTGAAGGCTGCATCGAAGATCGAAGCACCTGATGAGGTGTATGTAGCCATCTCGACGGGTGTTCTGTCACGTGCAATGCAAATCGCATGGCCAAATGCCAAGTTCCACTCAGTTGCAGTGTCTCGTAACCTAAAAGCAGGCGAACTCGGTCGAGCTGAAGTCATCTCTGAACCGATGCCATTTCAGCAGAGCGAGAAGGCAGAAAATCTTCCACCTTTTCCTTGCATAGATACTTACGATGGCAAGGTTTGGAAATATATTCCAAAGAATACTGGTAAGAATATATTGTTTTGGAATGTTGGCAAACAACCGGTACTCAATGATCCTACGATATATGATCGCGTAAATAGTTACCGTGATTGGCTAAAAAATGATGTACAATATAGGCAACTTGATATATAAGGGATAATATGAACATATTACTCACATCCCCATTCACTCCCGTTTCTTCCAACATTCATTCGCATCGAGCAGCGCAGGCTGCCATCTATGCGGAGCAGTTGAGTAGTTTAGGTAAAGTCCATCTCGATCGCACTGGAGACATTCATCCAGAGCCAGCATCGTTCGATCAAGCCTATACTTATCATGGCAATGATTGGTTTGGCTCTCTAAACCTTTTCGGAGGCATGAAAAATTATAGTAATATCGATAAGCTAATTCGATACTCGAATCTAAAGGCTCCTGTCTATTCATTATGGATCGATCATCCGAAGTACAGCGAGATGTTAAAGCCTCGACTTGATGGTGATATCCATCCTGATTGGCATCTTGTTGATTGGGAAAATCTAAAGAAGATTGAAGATACTGCCATTACAGTCCGCGAAATTGAAACTACGAATCGAGCAATTGCTGGAGATAGTCATGCCATTTGCATGTATCGTCCAACTTGGTTTGTCAATTCTGTTCCATTTAAAACTTTGCACGGTGCATTGAAAGAAGGTCTACAAACTTTCATCGAACCACATCACAAGATCGCAGAGTTTTATTTCGGTAACATCGACGTACGTCATCACCTTAATCGCTTGCCAAATATGGAACAAAGGACTCGTAATTTGGCAAATAGATATCATGAACAGTTGGTATCTCTCGATCTTGAAGAAGTATCAGCGTATGAACTTCTTCCAATCGAAAACGAATCTCGAATTCTTCCAAAGACCGGTTACTATAAAGGCTCACCATTCTACGGATCATGGGAACAACGCAATAAAGCTCGTCTTATCTTTAAGGATGAGATGAAGAATCTTTGTGCGAAGAGTAGAGTAAACTTTATTGATTGGGTAGATCCTTTACTCAACAATAGCGGTGAGCTCGACTTTGAATGCATGGAAAAACCGAAGTCTGTACACCTCTCTCGAAATTCTTATCCGCACTGGCAAGGTCGCAAATGGAGTGGATTATCTGAAAACAAACCCGCAACTCTAGAGGATTTCTTTGCATGAAAACAAGTAAGTATATAATGAATGAACACGATGATAATACAATATCGATTACTGAAGCAGTAGAGAATCTTTCGGCCACACGCACAAATTTTATTCCAGAAATTACAGCGAAGCATCTCAGTGTGTATAAATATAATGAAGGCGAATCTCTGAAGGAGATCCAGTCTTACATCGATGCTACTTACGAGCAGCACTATTCCCGAAATAAATATCAAGCAACAGAATTCATCATTGACGCTGGTCATGGAACTGGTTTCAATATCGGGAATATGATGAAGTACACTCAACGATACGGTCGTAAGGGTGATCCCGCCGAATGGCGAAAGGACCTGATGAAGGTTATCCACTACGCAATTATGCAACTCCACGTTCATGATACTGAAAATAAGGATTAAGGATTAATTATGGGTATTGAAATTAATGTTCCAATGGAAGAGCTCAGAAAGCGCAAGCTCTTCATCGCTACACCAATGTATGGCGGTCAATGCGCAGGCATGTTTACACGTTCGATTGCCGATCTCTCGGCTCTCTGCACCCACTACGGAATCCAAGTCAGATTCTACTTTCTCTTCAACGAATCACTAATTACTCGAGCACGCAACTATTGTGCCGACGAGTTCATGCGCTCAGGCGATACGCACTTGATGTTCATCGACTCAGACATTGGATTTAATCCGAACGACGTGATCGCTCTTCTCGCTCTGCAGAATCCAGATGTAGCAGAAGACAAATATGACATCATCGCTGGTCCATATCCAAAGAAGTGCATCAGCTGGGAAAAGATCAAGCTTGCTGTCGATAAGGGTATGGCTGACGAGAATCCAAATGATCTTGAAAAGTTTGTCGGCGACTACGTCTTCAATCCGACAGGTGAAACTCGTGAAATTCCTCTCGGCCAACCAGTCGAAGTGCTTGAATCTGGTACTGGATTCATGATGATTCGTCGTCAAACCTTTGAGAAGTTTCAAGAAGCATATCCTCAACAGTTCTACAAGCCAGATCATGTTCGTACAGAACACTTCGACGGCAGTCGCGAGATCATGGCTTACTTCGATACGCCGATCGATCATAAGCGTACGAATATCAATGCTGAGCTTGAAGAATACTTGAAAAAGAATCCAAAAGCAAAAGCTTCTGATATCGTAGACTTTGTCAAAGATCCGAACAATGGTTTGTTGAAGGACTACTCGAAGCGTTATCTTTCAGAAGATTACATGTTCTGTCAGTGGGTTCGTAATGCTGGAATGAAAGTATGGCTCTGCCCGTGGATGGAACTGAAGCACGTTGGTTCTTATGTCTTCGGTGGTTCTCTACCAGATATTGCACGAATTGGTGCTGCAGCAACAGCAGATCCTTCTGCACTCGGTAAAAACAAATAAGTGTACAATTAATACAAACCTTGGTATATTGAATATTCCGAACATATGGAGATTTATTATGAAATTAGATAATGATACGTTGCAAGTACTCAAGAACTTCTCGGCTATCAACAAGAATATTATGTTCAAGCCTGGAAATGTGATCCGTACTATTTCGAGTACAAAATCTGTTCTTGCGAAAGCAATAATTAAACAAGACTTCGAGAAGGGTTTTGCCGTATATGACCTCTCACGGTTTATCGGCACTCTCTCCTTGTTTAATGATCCTGAGATTGAAATCAAGGATTCGTACGTCGAACTCATCGAAGGCAACAATCGGTTTCAGTACGCTGTCACTGATCCTTCGCTGATCATCGTTCCTCCTGATCGCGAGATTGAGTTGCCAAATCCTGAAGTCAACTGTTTGATTTCAGAAGAGGCACTCAATCGAGTGATGAAGGCTTTGGCAGTTTCTCAGTTGCCTGAGATTGCCATTGTCGGTAAGAACGGCAAGATCTTGCTTCAAGCAGTCGATACACGTGGCACTAGCAACGATTCGTTTAGCATCGAAGTTGGTGAAACTGAAGCTCGCTTCCGTATGGTATTCCGTTCGGATTGCATGAAGTTGATTCCAGGTTCTTATGACGTATCAATCTCTTCGAAGGGATTGAGTCATTGGAAAGGTGCTAGCGTAGAGTATTGGATTGCTGTTGAGTCCAACTCGGCGTTCGAGGCTTGATTTGAATGGGCGGTGTTTCGGCATCGCCCATTTTTTGTGACGGAGATATATTATGCTTGAAGATTTTTTGTGGGTCGAGAAGTATCGCCCAAAGACCGTATCCGACACTATCCTGACTGACGAATTGAAGAAGACATTTCAACAGTTCGTCGATCAAAAGAACATTCCTAACCTCATTCTCTCTGGTACCGCAGGTGTTGGTAAGACAACTGTGGCCAAAGCCATGTGCGAAGAACTCCAATGTGACTACATCGTTATCAACGGTTCGATGAATGGCAACATCGACATGTTACGTAACGACATCTCGCAGTTTGCTAGCTCTGTCTCTTTGATGGGTGGCAGAAAGATGGTCATCCTCGACGAAGCCGACTATCTCAATCCTCAGTCCACTCAGCCAGCTCTTCGTAACTTTATGGAAGAGTTTAGTGCCAACTGTGGGTTTATTCTGACTTGCAACTTCGTTGATCGTATCATCGAGCCTCTTCATTCTCGTTGCTCTGTGATCAAGTTCAAGATTCCAAAGTCAGAACTCCCTTCTCTTGCAAAACAATTCATGCAACGAGTGTGTGGTATTCTTGACACTGAAGGTGTAGAATACGAGAAGCCAGTGGTTGCCGAAGTGATCAAGTCTCACTTTCCTGATTGGCGCCGAGTGATCAATGAGTTGCAGCGTTACAGTGCGACTGGTAAGATCGACACTGGTATCCTACGCAACTTCTCTGACAATGCACTCGCCAAGCTGATCGGTTACATGAAAGACAAGAACTTTACAGCCGTACGTAAGTGGCTTGGAGAGTCTGACATTGAACCAACAGAATTCTTTCGTGCCTTCTTCGATAAGGCCGAGGATTATATCGGCAAAGGTAGCATGCCTCAACTCGTACTTCATCTCGCAAAGTATCAGTATCAGAATGCATTCGCTGCGGATCCTGAGATCAACCTCATGGCATGTCTCACCGAGATCATGGCTGACTGCGAGTTTCTGTGATTTGGTTCAATCGAAATAAGACATGCGCCGTATGTGAAGATAAGTATCTCAAGAGCGTACCATTCCATGAAATGCAGGTAAATACTGATGAAGGTGTGGTTTCTCTTGAGATTTGTGATAAGTGTGCAGACTTCTTTGATAAGTCTGCTGACGTGATAATGAAAGGCCGCAAAGATGAAACCGTTCGACTTCGTGACATCGATCAACTCGACCAAGAAGAACCTGATGAAAGGTACGGAGAATGATGCTCTTGCCGAGAAGACATATAGTCCTTGGCTAACGAATCGTTCTCTGTCCTACTTTGCGGATAGTATCCATGCCGCCAACATGATGAATTGTAACCATAATCTCGATAACAAACTGCAATATTCCTTTTTGATAAATATCATACGACCTAGCAAACGCTTTGCGAAGTGGGTGAAAAAAGAAAAGGATGGAGATCTCGAAGCGGTTGCAGAATATTATGGTTATAACCGCCGTGCTGCCAAGGCAGCTCTTGATATCCTCTCCTCTGAACATATAAAAATAATAAAGAAAAAGATTCAGAAGGGTGAAACATGAATATTTTAGAAACTTTAGTTGAAGTGAGGCTTGGAGAAGAAGACGATTTC